CCGCGAGAAACGGGCTGAACCCGCAAAGGTACTCCCACTGCGCGACCGCATCATCAATAGCGTTCTGCGCTGTGTATCCTGTTGGTAGGGTCAGCCCGTACGATGTCAATCGCGTGGACGTTTCCGATGACGTGGGCCAAGCGGATTTCATTTTCGCTTAGGCTTTTCGGTAGTTTCCGCCTGGTGCGTGACATCCTCGACCGGCGTCACTTGCGTGTGGTCAAACGATGTCGCAGCGTCAAGTTCTTCCTGCGTGCGGTAGCAAGGCGCGCCAACGATGATCTTCCCATCTTCACCAACCGCGCAACCGTGTGCGGCCAGCTTGTCAACGTCAATCTCGTTACCCTCGTTCACAAGGACGTATGCCTGCCTAATGTCATCAGTTTCGAGCGCGATGGTTTGCGTCGAATCAAGGTTGATCGTTCGGTCTGCAATGATTTTTTCAGCCATACAATAAAAACGCCGAGTCCCAGAAATGGCACTGGGAACTCGGCTAGTGTTTGGACCAGATGATAAATTAGAGGCCAGTCACCTTACAAGCGGCTGAATCGCGAAGGCTCAGCAAACCAGCGCGGCAATAAGCGCGGACGGTTCGCTGGTTCTTGACGAAGTCGTCGTTTTGCCATCCCATACCGACTTCAACCTCCTTGCGCATCGCAACCTTGAAGTACGAGGAATCCAGCACAATTGCGGTGCCTTGGCTGGTACCCTCGGACCGGACAATTGTGAGCCCCCAAGCGCGAATCGCTGGGAAGTTGGTCGGATCGGCGAGCAAATACTGCCCGCTAGTCACGTCCTTGAGCTTCGCCAGAGACCACATGTCAGTAACGTGCATTACCGCGATGTTAGGGTTCGAGTACGCGTTCAGCTGCACCTTTGCAATCGCTGAACCAATCGCATCGAGGCTGGATTCTGAACCCTTAGCCTGCGTTTGAATGCCCGATCGGTTCAGAATGCCAGTCAAGTTGTTGCCGGAACCATTACCAGCCGTCACCTGAAGGTCAAGCCGCTGACGGGTCATCAGGACCAGGTCGTTGTTGATCAACGACGCAACTCCCGGCTCATCCTCAAGCTGCTCTTCGGTCACTGGGATGTAAGTACCAATGCGCCGAATGACGTCGGTGGCGTTCGTCCATACCAGCGTTGATTCGGCAAGCGCGCCAGCCTCAGCAACTTCAACCGCCGCGTTCGTTCGCGTCGATTGGGTCATGTAACTAAGCGATGTTTGCGTCGTCGGCATCATCGTCAAAAAGTCGATTAGCTGTGGAGGACGCGAGATCGCGGGTACCACGTCACCCGTGCGTTGCACGAATGGAGGGTAGCCGCTCGTGGTTGTCACAGTGGCCTTGATGTCGCGAATGAAGTCGTGATCAACCGTGATGGTGTTCACATGGTCACGCTCATCGCGAGTCTTGGCGCTCTTGTACCGCGGATGCTCAAAAAGTTCACTTGCAAGCGATTTGTGGACCGCACCGCCGCCGAAAATGTTTGCGGGGACAATCTTGCCTTCGCTTACGTTACCGTCATCGCCAAGAACAAATTGTTGCGCCGCCAGCATCGCGTTCTTCTTGTCAACCAGGTCGTTGAGCTCATCGTTTCGGCGCTTGAACTCAGCAATGTCGTCGGTAGTACACTGCGGGCCAGCGGCGCCCTCAATGTCCTTGCCTTGTGGCAGTGAGTCGTAAAATGCCTTGAACTCGCCGCGCTTTGTGGCGATCAAGTCGGAAATGCCTTCCAGGGTGAATGTCATCGTTTTAGTTGTCCTTTATTGAGTGGTAAAACGCGACCAAGTCAGCAACATCGTCAGGGTGCGCGTATTGTGGTTCCGGTTCACTTTTGTGATCCGCCAACAACCCGGCGATCCTTTCTTGCGCTTGAATTAGTGCGCTTCGCTTGCTCTCAGACAGCCCTTGTTTTCGTTCACCCGCGAACTGTGTGAGCCTGTCTAACCAATCAGTAAGCGCTGCCAGCACGCCATCCTCTTGGTCGGCGTAGGGAATGCCCCCGCCTTTTACCGCCGCCGCTAGTGCAAGCCCCATGGCCGGCACAGTGACGATGGAAATCTCTTTGATGTCAAGGAGCTTGAGCAGACGAACGGACTGGCCGTCCTCGGTCACATACTCAGAGTCCTTGGTGAAGAAGCCAATTGAAAGCCCAACGGATTTGCCAGCCGCCATCCGCTCCATGACGACGGTGCGGCATTTTTGAGCTTCATCGGTTGAGTGGAATTGCGCTTTGAACCAAAGCCCGTACTCATCTTCTTTGGCTTCCAGAATGTAGCCAATTGGCGAGGTGTCCCAGTCGTGCCCCTCAGCCAGAAAACCGGTCTTGACAAATGCGGACAAGTCACCGTACGCGCCGGGCATAATCCTATCCCCGTACGAGTCAATCGCCTGCTTGACCGAGCCATAGCCCTCAATGGTGCCGGTCGTTTCGTCAAACGCCTTGATTTCAAACGAAAGTGACTTGCGTTCTAATTGCATTCTTCTTTAAGAACGCTTAGGCCGCAAATTCGAAAGGCATCGCCGAAGTTGCGCCATCAGAGTGGCGGCGCAGAATGCACTTGCAGTACCCAAGACAAGGAGTGTCGCACGCCCCGGGGGTTGTGTACAAAGTGTCTTGGGTGTACGGCCCGCCAGCTGCCAGAATTGGGCAGTCAACGCAGTGGTCTTCAAGGCCCGTCATCTCCCAGTCGAACGAATCCGTGCTGGTCGACGCGTCGACGAACCCGTACCCGGCGGTCCCCCGCATTTTGCCCAGGTACAGCCGCATGCGGTAATAAATTTGGGAGTCGCTGACCGCTCCGTCAGCGCCGATGTATCGCCCGTCGCGCAAGTCGTTGTAAAACCCTTGGATCCACTGAGATTCAAAATCGCCAATTGCCCTACCCCTTATCAAAGCAAGTGAGGTCTGAACGCTACTCGATCCGCTCAACTGCCCTAGCTTGTGCGCAGTGATATGGCCCTCCCTAACCCACTGGTCGAATTCGTGCAACCATGTTTCGGGGGGAAGACCGCCGCCGCAACGACTGGCAAGGTCCCTTAAATACTTGTCCTGGTCAATGGCCCATTTTGCAAAATCGTCCGGGCTATCCGGCATTTGTAGCGGCACGGCCGCCAGCTTTAGGTGAGCGCCGAGTACGCCGCGTCGCCAATCGGCATCATCCAGCATCAGCAAGCCTCTGTTCTAGTTGCGCTCGAAGCCCCTTGCTCTGAACAGGACCGGCGAAAGCATTCGGGCTAAGCATCCATGAATAAATACCCTTATCCCCTGCCGATGGCTTGTAGCCGAGCGACTGGCGTGCCTCTGCCCGGTCAATCAGGTTCGATTTGAAATCCTCGCGGACCCTAGCATGCTTGGCGTCTTCGTCTTCTTGGAGCGCGCGGACTCCGCGCAGGTCGTGCGCGAAAACCAGCCCGTTTTGTTGCTTCAATTCTGGTAGCAACTGCTCCGTGAGCGTTGATTCAATCACTCGCCACAGTGGAACCAGAAAATCTTCGACAGCTGCCGTACGCGCCTCTGCATAGTTGGCAAATGTTGCGCGGTCAAGACCAGCGCCAAGACCGAGGACCACTGCGGGTATCCCCATGGTCGAGCTCAACCGCTCTTCGGAAAGCCGCGCCATGACCTGTACGTCCATGTCCTTTGGGGACAGGCTTAGCCGCTCGATCTTCGCCGGGAACGTCAGCCCCATCATATTGCCCGCCCGCTCCCCGGCGGTTTGGCGTTTGAAGTCTGCAAGCAGCGTTTCCAGTTGCACCCGGTCCCATTGGCTCCCTGAATCTGTTGGGGTCAGCAAAGCAGACGGCGCGGGGTTGCGCAACAGCGCGTGAGTGAATACGGCGATCTGGTTGTCGCTCAGCACATGGCGCATCGTTGCCTTGAGCGGCGAAATTCCCATGTACGGGTTGTCAAAATCCGGTAGCCACCTGAAATGCACAATATCTTGTGGCGCATAGCTATTTGACCTACCAAGTCTTGAGACAGCATACGCCTCAATCCCCTCGCCGTCCGCCGAAATCTTCGGCGTGACCATCGTATGCGCAAGCCAATCTAGTCCGATAACCGCCCCGCTTGCGCTGCGAATCTTGAGCAAGTAAGCGTTGCCATCGAGGAACAGCCCGGAGATAACGCCCATGCGGAGCATCATCTGAGTTGTGACGCGGCTGGTGTCAACGCGCCCGAGGGGGCTGGCGATCAACCGGCTTGCGTCGTGGTTAGGGTTTGCAACGAACTCCGAATCCTGCATAACGCCCGCGGCTAGTGGCGGCTCGATTGAATTAGTGCATGCCCATCGAAGCCCCGCCATGATGACCGTGTTCGCCTCGGCTTCGCGAGAATTCCAAGCGACTCGCGTTGGCCCGAGCATGCCGCGCCCGTAAACCTCTGACCCGCCGGATAGCGGGTACCACCGGAAGGACTTCACCAAACGCTTAAAGAAATTCATCGTCTAAATCAAAAACGCTTACCGGGTCTGCCACTGAAATGAGCGCCGGAGTCACGACCGCCCCGACTCGGCGGTCCCATGCCGCAAGCGCCAAAGCAATGACACAGTCGTCATGCTCACCGTCAGGAGCATTGTAACGCAAATGCAGCCCAGAAGTATGCTCGTAACCGTAGCACATGAGCTCGTGAATAAGTTGTGGGTGATTGACGATTGATATTCGGTGCGTTTCGATGCACATCGCAAGGTTTTCGATGAGCGCCTCTTTGTTTGCCG